TGATCGGTATCGCTCATCGTGTCCGGGGCGACGGTCTTCCGAGCTCGGAGCCGGTCGCGCTCTTCCTCGATGGGGGATTTACGGGCAAGGCTGGCGTTGATCTGCGACCGCAGTGCCGCGTTCTCGTTCTCCAATCGCTGCACCGCCGCGTAGTCCGCCGCCGACGGCGTCACGCCGGGCATGGTCGACGCGGCGCCCTGTTCGGCGACCGGAGCCGCAGCGGCGCCTGTGCCCCAGGTCTGCGGAGCAACGAACCGAGGCGCGCCGCCGGCAACCATCTCGCCGCCGTTCGCGCGCGGCACGACAGCGGGGCCTTGTGCCATGTACGCCCGATGGATCTCGTCCTGCGCCCGACCGTAGGCCTCTGCCTCTGCCATGAGCTCTTCCGGCGTCTTCTGACGCGTGCGCATGGGGCCGGGGGCTGGAGCCGGAGCCGCCTTGGCTCGCGCCGGCGCTCGGTCCGGAACGGAGAACGACAGCGACGGCCGGCCTTCGGAGGAATCCAGCGTTGCCGGGTCGCGCGCCAGGTAGGCGTGCCCCTCTGGCGTCTGCTGCAGGTCGTACCCTTCCGGCGCATAGAGCGGCAGGACGCCGGCATCGGCGCCGCCGGCCATCATCGGCCCACCATCCGCCCTCGGCTCCGGGCGCCCGAGCAGCGCCGCGGTGGGGCGCGCTGGGATGACGACGGCGTTCTGCTTCGGGATGACGAGCTCGGGGCCTTCCTCGCCAACGAGGTATGGGCGTCCGCTGGCGACGTTGCCGCCCTTGGCCTTGCCCATCGCGGCACCGCCGCCCATCGCACCGGAAGCCATCTTCACGGCGCTCTGGAAGTTCTGCTGATTCGTTTGCGCGTTCTGCGCGCCGACCGCGGAGTTGATACCGGCGGCGCCGAGGCGGTTGGCGCTGTCAAGGCTCTGAACGTTCCCGCGCGCCTGGAGCTGCGTCGTACGAACCTGGTTCGCGAGCTGGTCGTAGTTGATGCTGCGCTGATCGTTCAGCGCGTTCTGCTGCTGCTGCAGACCAGCCTGGTACTGTGCCTGTTGCGCGGTCTGTCCCTGGCTCGCGATGTCGCCCTGGCGGAGATTCGAGAACGCCCCGAGCGCGTTCGCTTCGTCCGTTCGCTGCTCGTTGGCCGCGTTGATCTGCTCCTGCCCGGCGATGTCGCCGTACGCCCGCGCCGTGTTGTTCGCCGCGGTCTGCCCCGCGAGCGCGATGCCCGCCGCACCGCGAGCGCTGGCCGCCTGCGATGCCTGCGCAGCCGCCGCCTGCTGGTATTGCCGCTGGGCCACCATCTGCGCGATCTGAGGGCTCTGTCCGGCCGCGCGCGCCGCGACTTGGTTGGCCATCATCTGCTGCTGCGTTCGCGCCGCCTGACCGTTGTTGCGATCCTGATTCGCCTGCCCGTAGTCGGCCTGCGCCCCCATCCGCCCCTGCGCGGCCGCGGAGTTCATGGCGTACTGGTTCGCCGTGGCCTCGGCTCCGCCAGCTGCGCCGCCGTACTGGAAATTGGCGTCGTTGATCTCCGGAGCGCCCTGCTGCGCACGGGCGTCCTCTCGGTTCGTGCTGCCAGCGACGGCCGAGATGGCGCCGCCCACACCTCCGCCGAGAACGCCCTTGCCGATGTCCACGATGCTGTCGAAGAAACCCATTACGTGAGCTCCTCTGGGACTTCGAACAGCCCCGGCTTTGGAGTGATGTCGAGCGACAGCGCGATCCAGGTCGACGCCGCGCCACTACCGACGGCGCCGCTGGTCGGCGTCGCGTCCGTGACTCGCGCCCGAATCCCCTGGCACGGCTGCGAGTCGTCGTGCGGCTGGTGACGGAGCTGGGTGATCGGCCACCCGCCGGAGAGGACAGTGTTGATGGCCGGAGATTGCCACGTCGTCGCTGTCTGAAACGCGCTGTCATAGTTGTAGGCGAGCGCGATCGCAGAATCGTGGTCGGTCGTCTTCCGCTCGAGCAGCTGCACCCACGAGACAGCTTGCTGTCCCTGAATGCCGCCCGTCTTGAAGCTGCCCGTTTCGGCCGCGCGGGTGATCCAAGTAGAACCGTCAAGGTGCGCGTTCGAGTCGCTGGCGAGCCTCTCGGTGTACAGGAACCCGTCACGACCAAGCCACGCGTACCGCCACACGTCGCCATCAAGGACCACGCATGCGTCCTGCGATGCCTCGTCGGCGCTCTGGCCTTTCTTGCGATCTACGCTCGTCCAGACACCGAGCTGCAGGTCGTAGACGACATCGCGGCCACCAACGTCGACGATGCCGTCGGTTTCGCTGGCCGCGAGGGAGAAGCGCACGAGCGAGTTGCGGGTGTCGACGACAGCGCTCGAAACGATGGGAAAGCTGGCGAGCGTGCGCTGAATCTTCTGGCCGATGTAGGAGACGTTCCCGCTTCGGTCGAGAATCTCGATTCCTCGGTCAGACTGAAAGAAGATCCCGATCGAGGTGGTCACTACGCTGCGCGGATTGATGCATCCGAGGTCGCTGGAGAGCCTGCGCGGCGCGCCGAGGCCACCGGCGCTGGCGTTGTCCGACGGCGGCTCGCCGTTGAGAGCGAAGATGCTCGTGCGCTTGAAGACGTACAGGGTGCCGTCCTGCGTCGCCAGCGCGGCGATCGCGCCACCGTCCGGGATTGGCGTCTCGAAGACCGGCGAAAACCACGTTGCCTCGCCGTATACCGACTGCCCCGAACCAAGGACGCTTTGCCCAGACGCTCCGCAGAGGAAGCCGTTGTAGCTCACGATCGCGCTCATGCCGGGCGGCGCTCTGCGATCGAGCTTGTCCCCGTCTACTTGAGGCAGGTTCGGGGCGTAGAGTTTCGGTCTGGCGGCAAGCGTTGCGTCGGTGGTCTGATCCACATAGGAGAGCAGCCCGGTGCTTGTGTTGTTCTGAACCGCGTCAAGCCGGTAGTACGGGGCGGAGCCCCCGATGGTCGTTCGGTAGGGCACGGCCCGCAAACCAAGGCCCGTGCGTGCCGTCACCGTGAGCGGAGCGATCTTGACGGTGACGTCGCTGGCACCGACGAAGTTGATGGACGTCGGGGTAGACACACCGGAGTAGACGACGCGCCCGTCAGAGCCCACGTACTCGTAAATCACCACGTAGCTATATGTTCCGGCCGGGATGAACCCTCCACCGGACGCAGTGAGCGTTGGGGGCGGCGGAGCCACGAGGAAGCCGGCTTCCGCGGCCACCTCCCCGTCAAAGGCGTATGTGCATGCGCCTCCGAAGAAGAGCGCCCCGTCATGCTCCGTGTTCTGGAACCGGAGAAAGCTCGAAAAGTCCAGCCGCAAGAGCTTGATGGCGGTCGAGTCGACGATGTCGAGCTGCGCCGCGAGAGCGCCGCGCGTCAGCACGCCGTAGGCAAAGCATGCGCGACCGCTGGCATCGAAGGCCCAGTGACTCTGGCCCTCGACGACCGCGTGTAGACCAGGCTCCACATGAGCCACTGGGCGCAGATGTGTCGAGTTCTCCGTGCAGTCCACGACGTGAAGCACGCGCTGAGCGTTGCTCGCAAAGAACGTCGTAGTGACCGGCGAGCCGTGCACCGCCATGTAGAAGCGGGTGCCCTGACGGAACATCCGGGAACTGGGCGCAACGTTGTGGACGGTGACCGTGCTCCCATCGAGAGCGGCCGCGCTGGCGACCGTCTTTACGTCTGCGAAAACCAGCTCTGTTCCGTTCGTCGTCGTCGTGTCGAACATGTAGACGCGAGCTTTCGTCGTGTCGGTCTTCGACGCGATGTCCAGGCGAGCGCATGCGACCGTGGGGGTGATTCCGATCGACCCATACGCAGCGATCGACGCCAGTGTGGACGTGCTAAAGGACCCGGCGTTGGTGGCTGCACCCTGTACCGCGGCCAACCATGCGGTGGTCCCGACGACATCGATTGCCACATGCGTGGTGCCCGCGCCGACGGCTACCGTCTGGCTCAGTATGAGCCCTGACTGGTTGTAGGTCTTCAGCTTGATGTCCGTGCCAGCCGCGTACGCGATGATCGCGCGGTCGCTGACGCTGGCCACCGATACCATGTTGACCTGCGTGCCGGACGCGGCCTCGACAACGACGGCGCTGCCCCATGTTCGCGCGGTCGTGTCGTAGATGTTGACCTGCAAATCAGTCGTGTTCGCGTCCAGCGTGAAGGCCGCAACGTATCGACTGGAGAACGTCGCAAGATACGTACGGATGGTGTCCGTCGCGCCGCTACCGAGCAGCGACACGGTCGGGGACACCGGTACCCCTGTGGCGGCGTTGGCCACCGACACGTAACCCCAGTACTTGTACGACGTGACGACGACGCCGTTGACGATGGCAACGTCGAAGACCTGAGAATCGTCCTTCGCGCGCGGAAGCGTGATCGCGTCAGAGGCGCACTCTGGGATGGTCCCAATGCTGGTGCTCAGCGCATAGTTCTCGTCGTAGACGTCCAGCGTGGCAGACGCGTCGATGATGACCGGGGCGCCGCGGTAGGCGGTCAGTCTTGCGCCGCTTGTGCGTGAGCCAGAGAATCGGTTGCGTGTCTTGCTCCCAAACCCAAGGCGCTTGTTCGCGCCGCCCTGGTAGTCCTGGCGCGTGTTCTCGAGCACACGGAACGCCGTCGACGGATCGAGCACCTCATCGGTCATCGACTCATCGATGCCGCCTGCGAAGCTGATCTGAACGAGGTTCGGAGGCGACGCCATCAGCCCGCGAGCTCCACACGAATCGTCGCGGTACCCGCGGACGTGCTCGTCAGGACGAGTGTGGCGTCGTCGCTCGCTGCATTCCAGACAAGGTTCGGCGCCGCCGCGCCGGACCACCGGACGATCCAGTAGTTGACCCTGCCGCCAAGACCGTGCGAGAGGCGGTAGAGCGTCGTCCCCGTCGCATCGACGACGCGATCGCGAAAGTCGACCTGCTCTGGCCACCATCGCCGCTTGAGTGTCGCGACGTCCCGAAGAAGGCGCATGATCACTTCGGACAGGCGGCGCGGATCGGCGGCGAGCTCGGCGGTAAATTGCTCGCCGGGTTCGGTCGGCCTGTCCAGCTGCCGCGCACGCCCATCGTTGCCAACGACGGAGCTCATCGCCACCTACGGGAAGAGCCAAGGCGACGTCCCCAGCGGTTCGAGAGGCTCACATCCGTGACGCGACCAGGGCTGTTCGCATCGCGCGTGCGCCCGATGACGCTGATCTCTTCTTCGAGTTCCTTGCAGACGTTCCGGCACTCAGCGACCAGGTCCCACTGCTTGTCCTTCGTCGCGACGATGCGCGCGGCGTACGCCACGATGTAGTCGTCGAGCCGACTGATGGTGTCGAACGTTTGCCCCGTCGTCGGCTGCTGAGCGTTCGGCTTGTACCAAAGCGTCGCGACGTAGGCGCCATGCGGCACCGGCAAGAGCTCGATGTAATTCGCCCGCAGCCGGTAGAACGTCGGGATCCCGTTGTACGACCCTGACGGGTCGGTGAGCATCGGCCGCTCGGCGTTCTCGTAGCTCTGGAGCCACACCTTCACGCCGTTCGCCGTCATGTCGATCGAGATCAAGTGCTCGAAGTCGACCGGCAGCGTGTAGAGCGACGTCGCCGCAGCCGTGGAGATGGTCTCGCTCGACAAGTAGCGCTGGTCGGGCTGAGCTTCGGTGAGCTTTCGATGGAGCGAGCCGAGCGCCCGATAAACGTAGTCGTTGACGTCGGCGACAGGATGACGGAGCAGCGCCGTGGCGCCTTGAACGTTCGCGAACTTTCGTGTGCTCGCGACCAGTTGTTCGAGGGTCTGGTTCAGTGCCATAGCGCTGCTCCCCCGTCACTCCTCGTTGCTGTAGTTCATGCAGGCCTTGCCCATGTTCACCAGGGCATCGGCCGCAGCATCGTCGTCACCATCTTTGATGGCCTGCACGGCGAGCATGGCGAACTTCTTCGCCGACCCGCTTTCGCCCGACTCCGAAGGCGGCGCCTCTTCCTCATCGGAAGGGGCGCCTTTCTTCGGCGCGAGCAGAGCAATGCTCAGGCCCATGCTTAGGTGCCAGACCCGGTGAACCGATCGTTGAGAACGTCGGACGACACGGACAGCTTGATGTACGCCACGTCGCCGCTCGCTGGCGCCGTCGCTGTCCCCGCGGCAATGATAGACGTCAAGGTGATGACGCCAGTGGTGTCGACCAGGTTCGACGTGATGATCCACTCGAGACCAGCGACAGCCGCAGCGGCCTGTCGACCGACGCGGAAGTCGACGATCTCCGCATACGACTTGGGAAGCGTAAGCGTGAGAGTCGTCGCGCTGAGCCTCGTAACCGTGATGTCTCGATTCCGGGACGTAAACACCGTCCCGGTTCCAAACGTCACTCGCGCATAGAAGGTGTGGACCCCGTAGGCGTTGTGCGCCTCGTATTGGTCCATAATGGGCTCGGACATCAGATGTACTCGCAGTCGAGCGTGAACGATCCGGCGCGCACGACGACGCCGGAGCCCGTCTTGGCGATCGAGTAGGTAATCGTCGCTCCCGCAGGCACCGACAAGGCGCCAGCAGCAAGAACGAAGTCCTTGGCCACGTCCTGCGTGATGTCTCCCGACGACGTGATGGTCGTCGTGAGCGTCCCGATGGTCGTGAGGTTCGAGCCTGCGCTGTCGCGGTACGAGACCGTGATGGTGGCGTAGGCGGAGTTGCTTGCGGTGATGCCTCCCGTCGTTGCGACGTACGAGATTGCGTTCACCTTGCAGAGCCTGCGAAGGTAGATCTTCGAACGCGTTTCGGTCGTGGCATCGGACGCCATGCTGTCGTCCGAGGCCTTCTCGAAGCGGAAGACGTCCGTGTGAAGCGCCGCCACCGTGGTGACTGGCGCGCTGACCGCGGTGCCCCCGGACGAATACGTCCCGAGCATCGCGGCTTCCTGGGTTTTCAGTGCGGTACGGTCGGTTGCCATGTTCTTGTCCTCCTCAGGCGACCGTCACGCGGACGTTTGCCCACGGGTTGCTGCAGTAGATTTGCTGATCACCAACAGCTCGGATCTCCCGCGCATCCGCGGCGTCCTCGAGCATCGGGTTGTCCGGCGTTGCGTCGTCGTCCCAGTGGAACCAGTCGCCGCAGGACGCCATCTTCCAGGTGTCCATGTTCAGAAGCCGCTCGACGGCCGTGGGCGCCCACGGATCGGCAACGACCTCGATGGGACCACCGGGGCCCATCATCTTGATCGCCTCGTAGTTGAGGCCGAGGTTGATGTTTCCGATCGGCGCACCGGGCGCCTTCGTCATCTGAAGCATGTTCGCGGACGACAGCTCGAAGTAGAGGTCCGTCCAGTTCTGCGTGTTCAGGATGTACACGAGCCGGCCATCCGACTGCCCCGTGTCCGCCTGCGCCTGCGCCGCGAGCATGATCCGCTGACGCGGCGTCTTGTTCGTGAGCGTGAGCGAGATGCCGGCGAGCTGGTCGGCGGCGTTCGACCGGGTCACCCCAAGGAACGCAGCGGGCGAGCCCGTGTGTGCCGGGCACCACGCGTCGAAGCCGTAGTGCACCACGCTGGTGCCGAAGGCGCCCGCGCGGAACAGATACGACGTCGTCGTAAGGCCTGAGATGGCGCCCGACCAAGACGACTCGTTGATGGTGACCGTCGGGGCGGAGGCCGTCCCGCCGATCGAGGCAATCGACACGGTGCCGGTGAGCAGGCCAGTGCCCGCGGAGCCGTCCGCGGTCGCCGCCCAGAGGGTCATGCCCTTGACGAGCCGGCGCCGGTCGACGCCCTTGTCGAGCGTGATGGTCTGGCTGGAGAGCGTCGACGTCGACAGAATGCGCCCGAGAGCACCGCCGCCATTGCCGTGCACGTACGACGAGAAGTCGTTGCGCGCCTGGTTCAGGAGCCCCTTGGAGTCGCGCTCCATGGGGTCACGAAGCAGCCCCTTGTTCCCGGTGAGCTTCGCCCGGCGATACAGGTCACCGCCGATCGAGAAGTTTCCGAAGTAGCTAGCGAGCTGGACTTGGAACTCTTCGGCCGTCGACGCCGTCTTGTAGAGCTTCGCCGAACCGAAGTCGCCGAGGCCCTGCGGAGGGCTCGTGCCGACGGTGACGTAGCGGATCTTCTCTCCGAAGGACGTGTCCTTCGGCATGAGCCCCAAAGCCGGCGAGGCCTTGAGGATCTGTTCCATGAAGGCCTCACGGGGCCACAGATTCCGAATGAGTTTGTACGTTGAGATTTGTGCGGCGGGCATTGCGAGCCTCCGGGCTCGCGCACGCGCACGTCACGTCACCAGCCGCTGAAGACCCTCTTTGCGCGCTCGTCGTAGGGGAGCTTTGCGAAGTCGGCGTCCTCATCGACCACCGACGCGCGTGCCTGCGCGAACGTGTTCGAGATGGTCGTCATCGGCTTCGCTGCGCCGTGGTTCGTCGGAGGTGCTTGTTTCCGCTCAGGACTGCCGCTCTGCGGCTTGAAGATTTTCCCCAGCTCTGAGAGCCGGTCTTCCATGGCGTCCAAAAGGTGTTGCTCCCATCCCGCGGACATCGGGATGCCTTCGGATGCGCCGTTGGCGAGAGCAACAAATTGCTCCACGCCGTAGTTTTCAAGGAACGCGGCCGAGAGCGGCGCCTGCTGCACGTTGGCCTTGGTGAAGGCCATCATGCGCTCGGCGTTGCCCATGGCCTCGCTCCGCTGCTTCTCCGTCTTCGTAGACTGCTCGAACGCGTCCAGTCGCTTCTGTAGCGCCGCGTTCTGCTCTCTGAGCTCCACGAGCGCCGGATCGATCTCGCGCTTGGCCACCTCGGCGGCGATGCGCTCCGGGTTCGTCTGCTGCTTCTGCAGCCACTCCCCGAGCTTCTTCGGGCTCACACCGAGCTTCTCGGCAAGAGAGAAGAATCCAGCCTCATCGAGCCCAGACGGGTCGATGGCGGTCTTCAGTTTCGCGTCACGCTCTTCCAGATCGCGTTGCAGTTGCTCGGCGCGCTTGGCCTCGGCCTCGAGCTTCCGTCGATGCGCATGGTCATCGAGCTTTCTTGCGTCTTCCGCGATGAGCGCATCGAGCTGCTTCCGGCGCTCGGCGCGTCGCTGCGCGGCCTCATCGGGGGCAGCGGTCGCCGGGGCATCGGCTTGGGCCGGCGTCTCGCCGTCATTGCCGAACACCTGCGCGGCGCGCGCGTCGTAATCGGCGGACGGCGTCGCTTCCGTCGTCGCTTCGGTCGGGCTTTGCTGTGCCTGGTCTGTCACGTCATGTGCTTTCAGTCCTTCGCTGGGGTGGTCGTGCGAGCTGAACTCACGCTGCGTTCAGCATTCCGGGAATCGATGGGAGGCCGGGCGCCGTCGGCGCTCCTGGCATAGGCCCGCCCCCGGCGGGAGGCGCTGCAGGGGACGGAGTAGCGCCGCCTACGCCTCCCGCCAGGGCGGGTGCAGCTCCGGGGGGCGGAGCCGCAAGCTTTTGCTGACACTGCAGCATGTACCGCTGCAGCATCTCGGTGTTGTACGGCGGCGCGCCGTCGAGAATGGCTCGGTTGTACTTCTGCTGCGCACGCTTCGCGGCCCACTGGAAGTCTTGGTACGCGCTCGGCGCCATGTACGCGCTCTCGCCTTCCTCTTCCTCGGCGAGCAGCATGCGCTCGATCATCTCGTCGATGACCAACTTGTCGCTGGTCTCGAGATCCATCTCGGCCTGCATGTCCGGCGCGTCGAGGTGGCGGAGGAACGTCGCGCGGTCGATGACCTGCGTTTCCCAGAGCATCATCAGCTTGTCGAGGCGCGCCCCGATCTGCTGCGGCAGAAGGCTCGTCGGGAACACCCGGAGTTCCACACCTTCGACGTACACATCCGTCCAACGGAGCTTGACGAGGCCGCCCTTCATCGGGACGGACACCGCATAGTCGCCGTAGCTCTCGGCGATCATCTTGGCGCAGTCGAGGAAGCGTCGGGCGAGCTCGAGGCACCACGCCTCGTAGGCGCGGCCGAAGATCATGAACCGCTGAGACTCGATGTCGTCGAGCGTCTGAAGCGCCACGCCGCTCTCGATGCCGGCAGGCTTCTCGCTCTGTACCGACATCTGCGAGAGCCCGCTGTCGTTCAGCGCATCCTGGGTGAGCTCGCGCGGGCGCTGGCGAACGTGCTCGTTGACCAGATCCATCTGCTGGACGTTCAACGTGCCGCCGGCAGCGTGGCGCGTGATGGTGATGCCGTTTCGGATCTGCTGGTCGTGAATCTTCGCCGTGTCCGGCACCATGATGTGGACGCCGGACAGGTGAAACATGTCGCTCAGGCGAAGCGACGACTGATTGATCTCGTACTGGTAGCCTTCGAGCTGCTCCACGAGCCCGTGGGCGTGAAGCTCGGAACCGACCACCGGATCGTTGTACCCAAGCACGACGAACGGGAAGTACGAGTACTCCCACGGCTCGTCGATGAGCGTCCCCGCCGTCGTGATGACGACGTGCCGCCCGGTGCACTTGTGTTTCCGCGGTTGCTCGCCCTGGTCTCGAGGCTCCGTCTTCGACTCGTCGCGGTCGCTCTCGTCTTCGCCTTCTTCATGAGGATCGTCCTGAATGTCCTCGGCACGCTCGTGCTCTTCGAGGCGATCGCAAAGGTGCCACGCCTCGATGATGTCGACCCTGTCGACCGTGCATCCACCATCGGTGTTGTAGTCGTTCCGGATGTCGAACCGACCAGCGGTCTCGATGGCCTCGGCGATCGTCGGGCTCCATCCGCCGCTCTTCGTCCGGGCGAATTGCTCGAGGAGGACGCCCTTGTCGACGCTCCTGCAATGGTAACGGTTGCGCGGCATGCCGTGCTTCGCGTCCCATTCGTCGTCGAACAGCTCCCAGGGCAGCGTGCGCTCGGTCTTGATTCGGCGCCCTTCGACCCATACCTTCAGGATGCCGCGACCGAAAATCTCCGCGTCCCTGACGATGACCTTCGCTTGCTTCTCGAAGATGCGCTGTCGGTAGAACTCGCCTTCGAGGAACTGCGTCTGCTTCTTCGCGCGCTTCTGGTTCTCCCAGTGGCCGCGCTGCGAGAGCACCTCGGGAAGCGGTCGATGCTGCGCGACCTTCGCTTGCAGCGTGTCCACCGCGGAGCGGCAGACGTTGTACGGCGTCGTCGACGGACCGTACTCGTAACCCTTCTGCGAGCGCCCGCGGATGCCGGGTCGGTCCGAGTTGCAGTAGAGCCCCGCGTGGTACTCGTCCGCGTCGATGCGCCACTCGCACTGCTCGCGCACCATCCGGAAGACAGGCACGAGCGACGTGTGGACGGAGTCTTTCGGCTCCTTGTGCCACTCTGCGGGGATGCCAGGTCGGTCAGAGCGGTTCAACGCGCCTCAGCGGGCCGCCGCTTGAGGCAAGAGCCACACGCCGACGCTCTTCGCGCGCGCGTTGCTCCACCTTCGCAGCGTCTACCGCTGGGCCGTTGTCTTCTGCTTCCGTCCCATCGCTGGGGGGCGGACCAAGCTTGATGCCGTCAAATTCCGAGACGCCGAGACGGCGCATTGCCGCTACGACGGTCTCGAGATACACGACGGCCTCGCTCACGGATTGCAGGCTATCTTGTTCTGACTTGACAGGCAAGGTGTCTTCGTGATGGGCGTTGGGTCGCTGCTTGAGAATGCCGAAGGAGATCATTCGCCCGCCAATCGCGCGGCCGCCTTCCGAACCACCTTCACAACGCGCACGCGCTGCACCCCCTGGAGCCGCAGATACGTGGCCGTCGCGTAGGCCAGCTCCGGCGTTTCGCAATCGGCCGCAACCCATTCGGTGGACGTCGCGACGTTCATTCTGACCACCCGCCACTTGGCGTTGAACGGCCAGCGCCAACTCATTCGCCCACGAACGCCCGGAGCGCCTCCTCGCCAGTCCGGCCGATGGCCGATCGCCACTCGGGCTCTTCGGTCCAGCACATCCACCGCTCCATAGACTCGGCGTCCGCGGCCAGAATGACACGGAAGCGAAGAGTGCCCACGCCCTGCTCTTTGGCTTTCAACAGGAGGGCTTCGAATGGGCCCCTGACGCGTTCGCTCATTACTCCCTCCATGCTCTCCAGTGTTGCGGTGTCCGGTTGCCGAGCCATGGCATCCGCTCTGCCTGTTCTGCGCGGTCACGCATCTTCTGCTGGCGCTTCTCACGCGCCTCGGCCACCCACTCGTTCGTGCCCTTCTCTGGGGGCTGCGCCGCAACCGTGTCGCCGGTCACCTGCCACACAGCCAGAACGAACGCCGCGGCGAGGTCGCCGTGTCCCCCGGTCGCCCACCTCGGATGCACGATACTCATGCCGCCGCCGCTCGTCGGCTTGCCGTGCACTTCTCGCAGCTGGCGGAGCAGCCTATCGGCGAGCCCATCCGGCAGGTTCGGCCGATGAAGCAGCACGCGCCGGTCACGCAGCAGCATGCGCGCGCGCACGTAGCTGTCCGCCGGCTGCATCGGCGCTGGTGCATAGATGAGCCCGTGAGCCTCGAGATGCTCCGCGATGGCTTCTCGGTAATGCTGGTCGGCCATGAGGTAAGCGCACTCGCCAGCCACGCACGCGGCAAAGTCCTTCACGGTCTGCGACGGTCGTAGCGGCATCCCGCCTTCCGGTCGGCACTCGATGCCGCCGTAGACGTGCACCTCGTTCCCGCGGAGCGCGACCTTGACGAGCGCCGAGCTGTCTGAGCGGAAGCCAAAGTCCCCGCCCGCCGCGCGCTGGTCGCCCGGCTGCGTCGTGAACGGCTCGTCGGTCACCATCGCATCGAGCGTCGTCGGCTCGAAGAACAGCGTGGTGTTCGCCGTCATGAACTCGGCCTCGTACTCGCGCGCCGCGTTCTCCGGATCGCGCTGCCGCATGTCCTCCACGGCCATCCGGGTGACCGGGCTGTCGTTCAGAAGCAACGTAGGAGCACGCGCAACCAGCGTCTTGTCGTCCGGTTTGCCGTAGAAGTCGCGGTACTTCTCGTAGAGCAACCCCGCTTGGGCCCACGGCGTCGACGCGAGAATCATCTGCCCGCCCGGGAGCACGCGCGTCAAGCCTGCGTCGTAGATGCTCGTGTCGTTCACCTTGTAGCTCGAGTCATGGAAGAACGCGCACTCGTCCATGGCGACGTCGGTGTACCAGCGCCCCCGAGCGCCGATGCCGCCGGCACCAGCGACGCCACCCTCGAAGTAAACGAGCTTCCCGTCGGGGCGCCGCATCTCGAACATCTCGCCGCTCTCGCGTACGAGCATCGCGGCAAGCTCCGGCTTCGCATGCACGGCGCCGAGCGCGTAGTTGAGCGCCTCCCGACGCAGCCGCTCGTTTGGCGCCACGACCATCGCTACCGCTCGTTGTCCGTGTCGAGTTGACGACACATCGCGCACAAGCATCCCATGCAGTAGTCGCAGAGAGACGAGAAGATACGTTTTGCCCGCTCTGGCTCCGCATACGGCAACAACGACGCGACGGCGCCCCATCGGCACGTCACCGCCGAAGATGGTTGCGGCAAGCCGATCGTCCACGGGCTCCACTGCATCAAAGGAAACGCGTACGAGCTCAGCCTGCCCCGGGGATGGCTCGACTCCGAGCCAGCGGAGGAAGCCGAGAAACGTGGGCGGGACATTGGCGTCTTTTCTCCGGCGCGAGAGCACCTGGTCGACCGCCGAGATGGCCTCGACATCGACAGGCATCAGCGGCCCTTGGCCGTAGTGACCCAGAGCTGCCCCCGCGGCATCTCTTCGAACACCGCCGACCACCCATAGCCGCCGACGAATACGGGGCGCTCCATGCCTTCGCGAGAAAGCTTGAATACGCCCGGGCCGACGCACTCGAGGTCCCAGCCATCATCAGCCGTGAAGGACTGCTCTCGATGCTGCGACGTGCCGCCGGCGATGGCGACGTATCCCGGGATGACCACTTGATCATCGAAGTACAATGCGAGGAGCTTCATCACGCCGCCCTTTCGCTGTTGGGCTTCCACGCTTCCGCATGGAGCACGTCCTCTGCCAGTCCTCGGAAGAACGGGTCTCGCTTTGTCGACAGATTCCGTAGCGCTCCGACGATCGACCGGTCGCGGCGCCACGTCTCCGGGAGCTTCCCGAGCTTGCGTAGGTCCACCAGGTCGAACGTCATCAGAAGCTCGTCGTCGACATGCGAGCCAAGCAGCTCCGAGACGAGCTCCCTCGCCACGGCGCCGCCTTCCATCTGCGCGACCTTTCGCTTGATGCTCACCCAGTGGACGAACCCGGGTGACGTGCAGACCCAGCCGAGGATGACGGCTGGCCCGTTCGAGTAATCCGAGCGTCCCACGGCGCAAGCGACGCGGATGGTCGAGCGACGCAGCAGCGCCATCACGATGGGCTGATGCACACGCCAGAACTGCACTTGATGGTCTCCACCGCGTTCACGTGCGGCGGTCAGACCGGTCTCCTGTACCTCTTTCGAGGTCGCGTAGCCGTGGAGCCACATCGGCACGAGGCACGACTCGTCCTCAGGCACCGCGTCGCGGATGACCCAGTCGCTCACGCCATCCACACCGCTCACGCCATCCCCGCGGCCTTGCGCAGACGGATGAGAAACAGCGCGATGTCTTCGCGCGAGTACTTCGCCAGGACGTCACGGCAGAACGCCTCGAGCTCCGCTTCGCTCATGCCAATGCATTAGCATGCGTTCCGATATATTGGAACTCACGGACAGTCGGAAACCTCCACGTGCAGTCCGATGAAGCCGTCAGGCTGCATCAGCCCAGTGCTCCGGTGACCGACAATCCCAAGGGCGTGCCCCATCTCGTGGGCGTAGACCGCGCTCTCGGTGGTGAACCGCTCGTCGATGTAGATGGCCTCCGTCTGCATCTCACACCACGCACACGCCGATCGCCTCGCGGTGTGTCCGGCGATGTGCTCACCGAGGCTCAAGGCTGGCACGATCTGAATCGGTACTGCGCCGTCGGGTTCGATGCGGATGTCGCTCCCGCACGCTACGCGCCATTCTGAGGCCGCTTGCTCGGCGGCGGCGTGCTGCTCCGGGGTCGCATCCGAAAAGCGCAAGACGAGCCCGTCAGGGGCGCCGCAGCCCAGAAGTAGCGCGTACGCCAGAAGCGCGTACGCCCAGCTCCAACGGATTGTCATGCGCTCCAATCTGATGGCGCGCAGACGCTAGTCAATCGACGGTGCCGCCTCACCCTCTACAACGCCGTGCTCCTGTCTGATTCTCGCCGCTTCCGTCAGCCATTCGGAGGCCTTCGCCTCGAGCCATGCGGCCTGCTCGAGCGGCGCCATCGCTTCGAAGTCCGCCGCGAAGGTGTGCTGTACCTTCTCCGGCGCGTTGAGGCCGAGGAGCTTGCCCTGTTCGGCGATCGCGCTGACCGCCGCCTTCAGGTCGGGCTGGTCGACCACGATCGGGTCGCCGTTCTTCACCGGGATGACCACCTGCTTCTCGAGCGCCATGGCCACGATGCGCTCGAGCTGGGACGCGTTCCGAGCTCGCAGATCCTCCCGATCGAACCTGGCGAGGATGCGAAGCATCCGCCCCGCAGCGACGGCCCAGTTGCGCACGGTCTCCCAAGCGACTCCGTACTTCGCCATGAGCTCTCGGTGGCTCTTCCCTGCCACCCAGCGCCCATCCGCCATCGCCTCGAGGCACTCTGCCACCCGGTCGTCAGTTTCTCGCGCGCGCACGCGCAAGGCTTCCGTGAGGTCGGGTTTGGACGCGACGCGATCCCTACCCATAACAGTCCTCCCGGTCGGTAGACGCACTACGTGGTTTCGCGTACTTAGGCGCAACTGTCCCGACTGTCCACCTTTGGCCCGCCCTGGTCCTATATACGCGCGGGCGCGCGCTCAAACGCGCGCACAAACGCGTGCGGGCACGCGCGCGCGCTTTTTTATTTTGTTTTCTCGTTTCAAGATCCACCCAGGGTCCAGGGCGGGACAAGACGGGACGTCGGGACAACATCACTTGCCGACCTTTCGCCGGTAGGCGTGCTCGCGCCGGCCGCTGCCGCCGAGGCCGAGCGCGAGCAGCCTTCGCGCACCGCGTTCACGATGCGCTGCGCCGTAAGGTCATCGAGCTTCGTCGGACGCCCCACGCTCATCCGATTCCAGCTTTAGCATGAATTCTGGAATCTGCGCACTATCGTCGCGCTGCGATCAATCCGACTACATCGCCATCGCCATAATCTGCAGGCAGTAGGCCCCCGTCTCCTGCGTCACCCGCCAAGTCAATCGCGGGTCTGCATCGTCGATACCGAGACACTTCGCGACC